GAGGAAATACGTATGCTTGGACAGGAACTTGAGACAGCCCTTGGTGGTCTCTACTCCCTCCTTTCGATGGAACTCCAGTTACCTCTGGTCAACCGTCTGATGGAAGTGATGAACAAGAAGGAAAAGCTTCCTAAGTTACCCAAGGACGTCGTTAAGCCAGTCATCATTACAGGTGTTGAGGCTCTCGGACGTGGTAACGACCTACAGAAACTTGACCTGTTCCTTGCTGGAGCCGCTCAGGTTGTTGGTCCCGAAGCTGTAGCAGGCCACGTACAGGTATCAGAATATTTCAAACGTCGTGCAATCGCTCTCGGTATTAAGACTGAAGGGCTGGTTAAATCGGCTGAGGAAATGGGCGCAGAAATGCAACAAGCCCAACAACAACAAATGGTGGAGAAGCTTGGACCCGCAGGCATCAAAGCGATGTCTGACCAAGCCGCCGCCGCTCAACAGCAACAACCAAGCGAGGTATAATGGCTAACTATAATTCAACTCAAGTAAATGAAACCAGCGAGGAAGAAAACATCTCGCTCGAAAAGCAGGCAGCTATGCAAGAAGAAGCTGCACAACAACGTAATCAAACCATCGAAAGTAACACCGACGAAACCCCTGCGGAGGAACCCCAAGAGGAAGTAACCGAGGAACGTCCTGAGTGGCTCGATGAGAAGTTTAACTCTCCTGAAGACCTAGCTAAGGCTTACAATGAGCTTCAGAAGAAACAATCAAGCAAGGAAGACAAGAAGGCAGACAAGACAGAAGAAGCCCCTAGCTCTAAGACAGTAGAGGTTATCTCTGGTGCTTCCCAAGAGTTCTCCGAGAAGGGTGAGCTGTCTGACAAGTCCTTTATTGAGCTTGAGAAGGCAGGCATCTCCCGTGATATGGTGGAAGCCTACATCCGTGGTCAGGAGTCTATTGCGACCTCTGAGGCTCTGGAAGTGCAGAACGAAGTAGGAGGCAATGCTAACTACAACGCTATGGCTGAGTGGGCTTTTGATAACCTTAGCGAAAACGACCTAGATGGTTTCAACTCTATTGTTGAGCACGGTTCGGTTGACCAAGCTAAGATGGCTGTCAAAGGTCTCTACGCTCAATTCATTTCTGCGGGAGGTAATCCTCCAGAACTCGCACAGGGTGGCACAAGTGGCTCCTCTGTTAAACCATACGGGTCGGCGGCTCAGGTAACTGAAGCTATGCGTGACCCTCGTTATTCATCTGACCCAGCGTTCCGTGCAAATGTCGAGAAACGCTTAGCGGTCTCCAACGTCCTTTAACCACCTAATATCATGCCTATTGAACTTATAGCAATGCTCGGTGGCGGTGTGTCAGGATTCGTAATGAAACTGATTGCCGCACAAGGAGAAGCTCAGACTCGAAACTTTGAGATGCTCCTTCAAAAGCAGACAGCCGCCGATGAATCTGCCGACAAAGCAGCTGCTCGTGGCGGTGTGTGGATTCGACGTGTATTCGTCTTCTTTGTTCTGTTCGCTGTTATTGTAGCTCCCTTCCTACTCTCATTGTTAGGGACTCCTGTAACCGTAGAGAAAGAAGGACTCGGAGGCATCTTTGGTCTCCTCGGATTTGGTGCTGGTAGTTGGGAGTCTCTGAACGGCTTCGTTCTACTCCCTGAAGTTCGCCAAGCGATGCTTGCCATCATTGGCTTCTACTTCGGCTCCTCACAGGTTCGTTAGTGGTTTATAAAGTAACAGCTCTGTTGTTGTTTCTTGCGGGTTGTTGCCCAGCATCTACCTCAATAACACTAGAAGACTTCGTTAAGCTCATCCCTGAGTGGGAAGTCTACCCCGACAGTCCTCACGATGTAGTGGGCGACAACGGGGCTGCTTACGGTCACTACCAAATACACAAGGTAATGGTAGATGATTACAACCGTATAACTGGTTCTAACGCCTCCCATACGGACGCCTTTGACCCAGAGGTCAGCGAGCGTATAGCCTATGCCGTTCTGAGCCACTATGCGAAGCACATAGCGTCCACTGGTGTTACCCCTACAGCAGACCACATGCTGTTCATCTGGAATGGTGGTGGTGGAGCGTGGAAACGTGTCGAGAACCCACAAGCTGACCAGAAGCAAATCAATCTTAATACCTACAGGAGTAGGGCAACCCCAATCATAAATAATTACATAAATGGCAAAGAGAAAAGGCGTAAGCCTACGGAAAGAACATAAGTCTAAGAGTGGAGGTCTCTCCAAAAAAGGCAGAGACTACTACAATCGTAAGACAGGTTCTAACCTCAAAGCCCCACAGCCCAAAGGCGGTGCAAGGAAGCGTTCCTTCTGTGCTCGTATGAGCGGTGTGAAGGGGCCTATGAAGGATTCCAAAGGTAGACCTACCCGTAAAGCTCTCGCCCTTCGTAAATGGAAATGTTAATATGAGCCTATACAGAAATATCAATCGTCGCCGTAAACTCGGCATCTCCCGCAGTAAGAATAAATCTACTGTGAGCGATAAAGCCTATTCAAATATGAAGAAGGGCTTTCCAAAAAAGAAGAAATAACTTTCCGTCCCTAAGCAAGAAGTAGCGTAAGACCCTTTGAGGAGGATAATCTTAGACTAGCAAACCAAGCCCACGGACACCTAAACCCCCAACAATAATCCAATACTAAGGAAAACAAAAAACTATGGCTAATGGCAATACATCCCCGTCCCGTTTGGGACAAGTAAATGCTGCTGGTGATGCAAATGCGTTGTTCCTGAAGGTGTTCTCTGGTGAAATCCTAACTACGTTCGAAGAACAGAACGTGATGAAGGATTTGCACATGGTGCGCACTATTCAGAGCGGCAAGTCTGCACAGTTCCCAGCAACAGGAATCGCAACCGCAGGATACCACACAGCTGGCGAGAATATCGCTGACTCTGGTAATGGTTACCTGTCTGCAATTAAACATGCTGAGCGTGTCATCTCGATTGATGACGTCCTCATCTCGTCTACATTCATCGCCAACATTGATGAATTGAAGAACCACTACGACGTTCGTAGCATCTACGCTAAGGAGCTTGGTAAAGCCCTTGCTAAACGCTTCGACGTAGCCACAATGAAGACCCTTGCTGGTGCAGCTCGCTCCTCGGCAACTGTCTCTGGTGGTGAAGCTGGTTCGCAACTCACTGGCCTATTCGCTGGTGCTAATGCTACCGCTGCTGAGCTTATTGATGCCCTCTATGGTATCGCTGAGACTCTCGACGGTAAAGACGTGACTGATGAAGGTCGCTTCGCTATCCTCAGCCCTGCTGACTACTACACCCTCATCACTGCGGACAACAGCGCGATTTCTCTCGCTGCTAACCGTGACGCTGGTGGTGTTGGTAACATCGCAACTGGTACTATTGCTCAAGTTGCTGGCATCAAGCTAGTCAAGAGCAACCACCTCAGCACTATCGCTGTTGACAACTCTGCGGTCACTACTGGTGACGGTAGCTCTGCTGTCAAGAATGACGTGTTCGGTGCTAATGGTGCTGGCTACAACGGTGACCTATCTGCTACTCGTATCCTCGCTGGTACTAAGGAAGCTATCGGTACTGTTAAGCTTCTCGACCTCGCTACAGAGTCCGAGTACCAAATCGAACGCCAAGGTACATTGTTCGTTGCAAAGTATGCAATGGGACACGGTGTCTTGCGTCCTGAGTGTGCTGTAGAAGTACAGTAAACCCTTAATTCTGAGCCCCCATTGGTAATCCCTTTGGGGGCTCTTTTTTATCTTTAACTTTATTGAAATAATATGCCAACAACTGACATCTCGACTACTCTCCTTGAGTCCGTAAATATCGTGCTTGCGAACTTAGGTGAAGCACCAGTTAATACTTTATCTGCTAGTGCCTTGCCTCAGCAAGTATCGCTGGCGTTAAACACGATTGATGAGGTCAGTACCGATATTCAGTCTAAAGGCTGGTGGTTCAATCAACAAACTGGCGGCAACTACAGCACCACAGCAAACATTGTTATCTATCCGAGCAACACAGCGAACGCTTGGAGCTCCAACATCCCAGAGGAAGCAAGACGGTACATTACAATCCGTTCCTCTCGCATCGCACAAACACGCTTAATTGGCTCAGAAGAGCTACAGAAATTTAGTTACAATGAGGAGCTAGTCAGTCTAGCAATCCTCCAACAAGCTCACGTCCGCAACTCTAACGGCGTTCTAGACTTTAACTCGTTCCCAGCGGAACTCAGAGGTCTTGGGATGGACGAGGTGATGTTCCTACAAGGGAATGTTGAAGAGAAGATTGGAACCCTACGTCTCGGTGGTGAACTAGCTAACATCGCTAAGACTAAAGCTGAGACAGACCTCATAGCCGACCAAGAGGCGTTGGTTGCTAAACAAACACTAACCGAGGTTCAGAACGCCCTAAAGGTTGTTGCTGAGACTTCCTTAATTAACGACCAAGAAGCGTTAGTTGCTAAACAGGCACTCACAGAAGTCCAGAATGCTTTAAAGGTCATTGCAGAGACATCCCTGATAAACGACCAAGAAGCCCTTGTTGTTAAACAAGCGTTGACGGAGGTAGCTAAGGCGATAGACATCGGAGCCGATACTACCATCAAAGGTAAACAAGGTGCTTTAATTGACAAGCAGGCTCTTACCGAGGTTCAGAATGCGTTAAAGATTGTTGCTGAAACTTCCCTAATAGGTGAGCAGGAAGACCTAGTAGAAGCTCAAGCTTTAGATGTCGCTGCGGATACCACCCTAAAAGGTAAACAAGGCTCTTTGGTAGATGCTCAGACTACTGATGTAGGAGCTGATACTGTGCTTAAAGGTAAACAAGGCGCACTTGTAGACGCTCAGGAACTCAAGACGGATGCAGAGACCACACTCACGTCTAACCAAAGTTCCCTCGTAGCTTCCCAAAAGACCCAACTAGACGCCCAGACGGCTATTGAAGCTACAGCCGAGAAAGCCTTCTATGACGGTGTTGTAGCTGGCACTCAGGATACCTACCGAGACTACGCTGCTGAAATGCGTATCATGGGTGTCCAAGAGTCCACGTTCCAACAGACTCCTGCTTACAAGAAGGTAGAGCTACTCAAGGACGCCGCGAAGCTACGCATAGTGACGGCCACAGAGACAAGCACAGACGCCACAGAACTCCTAGAGGTCAACAAGGTGATGCGCTTTATTGGTGAGCCTCCAGTGACAGCTCTTAACGACAACTCATTAGCCTCTGAGTGTGTTCGCCTACTGCGTGACACAGACACAGAGCTACAAGGCCGTGGGTGGTATTTCAACATAGAAGAAGTAGACGATGAGGATGTTATTGTTCCTAAGTCACTCGGTGACACCCCACAGAAGTACCGTGAGTACCTCAGTGTTCGTGTGGCCATCCTTCTGACCGAGCTATACCCACAGAGTGGTGTAGACATTCAGCGTCTTCCTAAGATGGAAGCAGAGCTACGGGCTTACTTTAAAGACCGTGAGTTTGATGATGCTAACTACTCCATATTTGACAGCTACGACGTAGCCTCCAGAATTGGTATTAACCGTAACTACGACCTTACATAATGGCTTTAATTAACACTTCGGTTCCTAACCTTATTCAAGGTGTCTCTCAACAACCTGATGCCACTCGTTTCGATGGCCAATGTGAGGAGCAGGAAAACGCTCTTAGCTCTGTTGCGGAGGGACTGAAGAAACGTCCTAACACTCGGCACGTTGCTAGGTTGCTTGGGGAGGCTATTGATGCTGATAGCTTTGTTCACTTTATCAATCGAAGTGACTCTGAGAAGTACGTGGTTATTCACGACGGGAGCAACTTACGTGCGTTTAATATACTAACTGGAAATAGTGCAACCATTAATGGTTTATCAGCATTTCCTATTAGCGGTACATATTTAGATTCCAATCCAAAACTTTTTAAAGCCCTAACGCTTGGGGATAATACTATACTGTTAAACACCAGCAGAATTACAAGAGAGACGACAAACCGAACTCCTGTTGTATCTTCAGAAGCTTTAATCTTTGTAAAACAAGGAGACTACGGGACTAAATATGGTGTAAGTTTACAAGGAAACTTCACTCCAACTTCGGGCAGCCAAGCTACAGCATCTGTTTCTCTATCACAGAGCGGTTCAAATTATTATATTAATGCGAACCCCTCAATACAACAAGCTGGTTCAGGTTATGAGCAGGGTTTTGTCAGTATTACAGCAAGTTCAACGGGGCAAATTATATCCCAGCCCACCTTTAATGTTATTGTTAATGCTCAAGGAGGCATTAGTAATATAAATCTGTTAAACGCAGGCTCATTTGGTCCTAATCAAACAGGAACCCAAGCAATAAGCCACAACTGCACGGTAAATAATTATACGGAAACACGCAATGATGACCCTTATGGAAATACTCAGACATTTAGAAAGACCGTCTCTTTTGATTTAAGTATTACCTCGGGAAGCACTGCACACCTTACCGCAGGTCAAACAGTGACCGTTATCACTAATAACAGTAATTACCTAACGGTTGATAATTTTGGAAGTTCGTTTGTAAATTATAATCAATTTACCGAACAGGATATAAACACATTTACTGGTTCTTTGATAAACTCTAATACGGTAAGAATCACCGAAACTTATGCCTATACTGTTTGGAGGCTAAGTAGTGGAAGTAAATACAGGGGTCAGAGATTTTCGCATGATACAGGTCTCTCATTTAATTCAG